GGGCAGAAAAAGACGGTAATCTAATACTGGACGGTCCATATAAAGATTCGGAGTAATGTTATATGCCACTAAGCAAGCTCCAGTTCAAACCGGGAATCAACCGAGAGGGCACCAACTATTCTAACGAAGGTGGTTGGTTTGATGGAGATAAAATCCGTTTTAAGTCTGGTTATGTAGAGCGTATTGGTGGTTGGCAAAAGATAGCAACAACTACTTTTTTAGGTAGTTGTCGTAATATGCTTAATTTTGTTACGCTTGCCTCTGAAAATTTTTTATTTATGGGTACGCATATAAAAGCGTATTTAGAAGATGGTGGCACTTATTATGATATAACCCCTCTTCGAACAACATTGACTTTAGGATCTAATCCCATCACAACAGGGACTGCTGGGTCTGGAGTTATTACAGTTACAGCAAATTCTCATGGAGGATCTGTTGGTGGTTATGTTACTCTTGCAGGAGCTACGGCTGTTGACGGTATTACAGCAGACCAAATAAACCAAAACTTTGTAATAGTTAGTGTCCCAACTTCAAATACTTTTACTGTAAGCACGAGTGGTTCAGCTTCTTCTGGTTCAACGGCTGGAGGTGGTGGATCTGTTACAGCCGCTATGGAAATAGACATTGGTATTAATACTACCATTTTAGGTAATGGTTGGGCGGCAGGAACTTGGGGTCGTTTTACTTGGGGATCAGGTGCGGGTTCATTAGCTGGTCAAAATCTACGTCTTTGGATGTCTGATTCTTGGGGCGAAGATCTTGTAGCTAATATTGTAGATGGTAGCCTTTATTATTGGGACGCTACAAATGGTAAAACAAATAGAATGATTGAACTTGCAACGCTTGTTGGTGCTTCTGGAGTTCCTACGACTGTAAGAAAAGTTATGGTTTCTGATGTTGATAGACACGTTTTATGTTTTGGTTCAAATCCATTAGGTAGCGCAACATTTGATCCTTTATTAATTAGGTGGTCAAGTCAGGAAAGTGTAACTGATTGGACACCAACTGCCACGAATACGGCAGGCGATATAAGATTATCGCAAGGATCAGAAATCGTAACAGCTATTAGAACCACTAGACAAATATTAGTATTTACAGAAAATAGCTTGCATAGCGTACAGTTTGTTGGCGCTCCATTTACTTTTGGAACTGCGTTAATTGGTACAAATGTTCGGATTGCGGGTCCAAACACAGCGATTTCAGTTAATGATATTGTTTTATGGATGGGGCAAGAAAACTTCTATCTCTATGATGGTCGTATACAAACAATCCCATGTTCAGTTAGAGAATATGTTTTTAATGACATAAATAGAAACCAATCATTTAAATTTTTTGCAGGAAGTTTATCAAGTAATTCAGAAGTTTGGTGGTATTATTGTTCGGAAGATAGCGATGAAATAGATCGCTATGTCATATATAATTATTTAGAAAAAGTATGGTATTATGGAACGTTAACCAGAACAGCGTGGAATGACAGAGGCGCTGGTAATAGATTGTTTCCACAAGCACCCGGAACAGACGGTGTATTATATAACCACGAAAATGGTTTGGATGATGGCAGTCAAAATCCACCAGCGGCTATAAATGCTTTTGTTCAATCTGCTGATTTTGATATTGGCGATGGTCAGCAGTTTATGCTTATGAATAGAGTAATACCAGATCTTAATTTTTCAGATTCAGTAACATCACAACCGCAAGTAACGTTTACTATGGGAACTAGAAATTATAATGGCGCTGCGGCACAAACCACAGAAAATGGTAGTGTTACGAGATCTTCTGTTATTTCTGGCACGGATAATTATACCGAACAAGTTCAAATGCGCTTACGAGGCCGTCAGATGAGCCTAAAAGTTGAAAGCAACACAACTGGTGTTAAGTGGCGTTTAGGTAATCCCAGATTAGATGTAAGACCGGACGGTAGGCGATGAGTACAAAAATTGTTAGATCTATCATCCCGATTGCGCCTCAACAATACGAGTCAACATATGTAAATCAATTGGCTAGAGCATTAGATAATGTTATTGAGGATCAGAGAAACCCACTTTTAAATATACCGAATATGCCTAATGTAAGTGTGGTCAGTGTTTTAGAAGAGGGTGATCTTTTTGAAGACAATGGTTTTGTAAAAATTAAAAAGGCAAATGCTTTCGCTGTAACGACAAATGTAGGAACATCAGCAGTAGGAACAGTAACGGTGGTGATAACATGACAGACATACTTATTATGCCAGACGGTAGCAGATGGAAACCCTCTACAAGTACAGATGTAGTAGAGTGCGCAAACTGTGATAACGCAGTAGATACTCCAGAGGAGATCGCCTCTTATCCAGATGGTAATTGTCCAGATTGCGGAGAGTCATGGACAGGTGGTGAAAAGCGTAGCACAACTATAACTGTGACTATGCCTGAACAAATATCTGGTGGATCAGGCTAATGGGAGACAAACTACCAAAGGTCAGCATTGCTGTCGTAGGTGTAGTGATAGCTCAAATTGGAGGCTTTATCTGGTGGACTGCACAGCAAGCTAGCACAATACAGAATCTTGAAGAGACTGTGAACGTTTTGACTGTTGAGAATAATGCTACGGATAGGACAAACTTGATCCGCGATGTTGAAGAAAACAAAGAACGCATTGACGAAATTATCGATTACATTGTCGAAGTCGAAGAAGATGGCGGCGAAACGATTGACGAAATCTATGAGGAGTTTGAGGACGTTTACGAAACGCAAGAAGGGTTTATTTTACAATTCAATCAAATCGTTAAACTGCAAGCTAGGGTCAAGACTTTAGAAAACACATTAGAATTTTTGGCAAGACGCCCAACAATGTCTGATGGCAGGTAGCGATGGACCCCATTACACTTCTCGCTGGGCTAAAAACAGGCATAGCCGCCGGAAAATCCGTCGCAAGTTTGTCCAAGCAGATCGGACAGTTTTTCGATGCAACCGATAGTGCCAAGAAAAAACTACAACAAAAAGGTGTTAGCGGAAAAAACGTAAACGCCATAGCGATGGAGAGATTTGCAAAACTGAGACAGGCCGCTGAAGCTGAAGAAGAATTGAAAAAATATATATCAGAAACTTTGGGGCCATCACATTGGCAAACTCTTTTGAAGATACGAAGAGAAGTATTGCAGGAAAAAAGAGAGGCAGAGGCTCAAGCCAGAAGGGATGCCATAGCACAACAAGAACTATTGATTACGATTGTGGGCATACTTGTGTTGTTAATTTTTACGTTTGTTGGGGCCGCTGGTTACCTTCATTATATGGAATGGATTGATGTGAGGGATTACTTTCCATGATTTATGTATTAGTTTTTCTTCATTTTATTAGTACAGACCGATTACAATATTATCAAATCGGTACATATTCGGACAAAGAGCAATGCCTAGAAGAAGCAGAAAAGGCAAAGATCATGGTGACACACAACTCGATGAAAGTGACTTGCCTAGAGGTGAACGCCCAACAATAATAGAACGTGGTAAAAAGTTTGCCGCTTACGATAAGAATGGACGACTGATCATTTTAGGGTATAATAGGCAAATAATACAGGAGTATGCAGATGCCCAAACAAAAATACGACTTAAACGATAACGGCAAGATTGACCCTGAAGAGCGCGAAATAATGCTTGAAGATCGCCGACGGGTCATGCTCGACCAAGACTCTAAACGCGATGCTCAGCGTAAAATGGCGTGGTTTAGTTTGACTGGGATGTTGTTGTTTCCGTTTGGTGTTATTTTTACTGAGTGGATGGAGTTACCACAAGCTTCAGTGATGTTGGCAAGTATGAGCAATATATATTACGTCAGTATTGCTGCTATAGTTGCAGCTTACTATGGGTTCACAAATATGGGTGGTAAAGAATAATGACAAAGTTAACTAAGTCAAAGAAAAAAAGCGTTAAGAAAGTTATTAAAGGTTTAAAGAAAGCGTCTAAGCTACATGCTAGTCAGGCAAAGAAACTAAAGAAGGCTATCAAATAATGTTGGGACAATTACTGGGACCAGTAGCTGGTTTGGCTAGTAGCTGGCTAGATGCGAAGACTACCAAACAAGCTGCGGAAGCGAAGTTGAAGCTTACGGAGGCTGAAGCGAAAGCAAAGATATTACTGTCGGAAAAGACGAGCGTTGCTGATTGGGAGCGCATCATGGCAGAGAATAGCAAGACATCTTGGAAAGACGAATTTTTCGTTATTGTGTTGTCAATCCCATTAATTTTGGCGTTTATACCGGGGGCCGAGGGCATCGTGGACAGAGGTTTTGAACAGCTTCACAAGGCCCCGGACTGGTATTTTTACAGCTTGGGTATTGCAATAAGTGCGTCGTTTGGCGTGAAAGGGTACAAGCAATTTACTAGGAGAAAGTAATGGCGTTTGAAGCATTAAAACTATTACAAGAAAAGTGTGGAGTAGATCCAGACGGTGCGTTTGGTCCTAACACAGCCAAGGCAATAGTATCACATTACGAGTTGTCTCCAGAAAGAGGCGCACACTTGTTAGGTCAAACCGTGCATGAAAGCGGTTCTTTCAAGTATACATCAGAAAACCTGAACTATTCTGTAGATGCTTGTCTCAAGGTGTTTGGTAAATATTTTAAAACAAAAGAAGAAGCAGAGCCGTATGCAAGAAATCCTCAAGCTCTTGCTGATAAGGTGTACGGACACCGTGGCGGTAATCAAGGATCAGGCTACGCATGGCGAGGCCGAGGATTTTTACAATTAACGCACAGAGATAATTATAGATCTTTTGCAAGCGATATGAGGCTACCAGACGTCATGGATGATCCAGATTTGGTAGCAAATGATTATGCTATGGACTCAGCTTTGTGGTTTTTTAAACGCAATAACATATGGAAAATATGTGATGAAGGTGTGAATGATGACACAATCAAACGTGTCACTAGGGTGGTGAACGGAGGCTATAACGGGCTAGACCATCGTGTGAAAGAAACAAACAAAATTTATGGTTGGCTGAAATAGGTGTAAAAATGGATGTTGTCGATATGGCAAAATATCTATATAAGAAAATAGAAGAGCGTGAGAAAGATATATCACATGCTCTTTCTTCTGGTTCTGTTCAGAACTGGGAGCAGTACAAAATGTCTGTAGGAGAGATACGGGGTCTCTCTCTTGCCAAAGATGAAATTAAGGCCCTGCTGGAGAACAACGTAGACGATGTCGAAGACCTTATATCTTCCTGAACATGTCGCGCAGAAAATGAACAAAGAACGAAAAGAAGAGAAATCTTCTGATCAATCTTTAGAAAGCGCATATGTAGACGCTAACGAACGGGTGTTAGACCCGTCCCTCTTAGACAAACCGTTACTAGATCGTCTCCCGCAACCAACTGGTTGGCGGGTTTTGGTTATGCCGTATCAGGGCAAAGCTAAAACATCTAGTGGCTTATATATTCCTGATGAAGTTCGAGAACGTGAAAACGTAGCTACAACAGTGGCGTACGTTATGAAGCTTGGACCTTTGGCTTATAAGGACCCGGATAAATTTGGACCCGGATCAAGGCCATGGTGTAAAGAAGGGCAATGGGTATGCATTGGTAGATACTCTGGCTCACGTTTTAAGATAGATGGTGGAGAGGTTCGCATCATTAATGATGACGAGGTTATTGCCACTATCCTTGAACCAGACGATGTAAAACAAGTTTAGGAGGCAGATATGTCAGAGGAAAAACAAGAGGTCGTAGAAGATCAAGAGGTCGTAGTAGAAGCACCAGAAGAGGAGCCTGTGAAAGAGGCTGCGCCTGAAAAAGAGGAGCCTGTGAAAGAGGCATCTGAGGAGAAACAAGAGGTTTCTGAACAGGATGAACTGGATTCTTACAGTAAAGGTGTTCAAACTCGTATTAAAAAACTGACGGAAAAATACCGTCAGGAAGAGCGTGATAAATCAGAGGCTGTTCGTTTATCTCAACAATTAATAGAAGAAAACGAAAAACTGAAGTCTCGAGTCAAAGCGTTGGATACAGGTTATCTTTCTGAGTACGGTACTCGGCTGCAATCGCAGACAGACGCTGCAAAACGCATGATGAAAGAAGCCTATGAGGCAGGAGATTCTGATCGTGTGGTTGAAGCGCAGCAATTAATGTCCAACATTGCAGCCGAACAACAACGCTATAACACTGCTAAAGCTCAAGCTGAACAACAAGCAAAAGTGCAAGTTCAACAGCAAGAACAACCACAGCAACAGCAGCAGCCTGTCCAACAACAACGACCACAACCAGATGCCAGAGCTGTTGCTTGGAAGGATCAAAACGAGTGGTTTGGGGCTGATAAAATAATGACAGCCGCTGCTTTTGCTCTCCATAGTCAACTCACGGATGAAGAAGGGTTTGACCCGAACAGCGATGAGTACTATAGTGAGGTAGACAAACGTCTTCGTCAGGAGTTCCCACATAAGTTCTCTGAGACGAAAAAATCGGGTGGAGGAAGTCAGGTCGCTTCTGCTGGTAACTCCGCATCCCGCAGTACTAAACAGGGGCGCAGGTCGGTCAAGCTATCGCATTCACAGGTCGCAATTGCGAAAAAGTTGGGCGTACCTCTTGAAGAATACGCTAAATATGTGAAGGATTAAGACTATGGCTGACAGAACACCGCGTAAAAGCGAAACACGAGAAACAGAAACTCGCAGAAAACCATGGGCACCGCCCAGTAACCTTGCTGCACCAGAAGCCCCAGATGGGTTTGTGCACAGATGGATAAGAGTCGCTATGCGTGGAGAGGAGGACAAAATGAATGTTCATTCCAAACTACGCGAAGGATGGGAACCCGTCCGTAAAGATGAATATCCAGACTATGAAGCCCCGACTATTGATGAAGGTCGATATGAAGGGGTGATTGGACAAGGTGGACTGATGTTGTGCCGTATACCTGTTGAAACAGTAGAGGAAAGAACTGCATATTACGGGGGCAGAACCCGCGAACAGATGACTGCTGTAGATCAGGACCTTATGAAGGAGCAACATCCTTCAATGCCGATTCAGAATAGTCGGCAAAGTCGTGTAACCTTCGGAGGCCGCGAACGCGACTCCGAGTAAATTAAAGGATTGCTGATATGGCAAATACTAATGGTGCTTTCGGACTTCGTCCGATTGGCGTAGTCGGTCAAGGCTACAACTCCAATGGTCTGACAGAATATCGAATAGCAGCCGGAAACACAAACACGATCTTTCAAGGTTCTCCCGTTATACCGTTAGCAGCTGGTGTCATTGACAAAGTTGGTGCGGCTGCTGGTGGAACCGTGGGTCTCGTGGGTGTGTTTTGGGGATGCGAATTCGTTTCTTCTACCACTGGTGAGAAAGTTTTCTCAAATCAATGGACTGGTTCTGGCGCGGATAGTAACTTTCCCGTCAAAGCTTTTGTCTATGACAACCCAATGCAAACATTTGTGATTTGTTCAGACGCTTCGCTAACAAGTGAGTCGGCTGCACGAGCACATGTGTTCGCAAATGCAAACTTTGCAGATGGTGCTGCTGGTTCTTCTACCACTGGTATTTCTACTGCGAAGTTGGGTGTCAGCACAATCGCCGCCACTGCAAACTTGAATCTGAGAATTATGGGTATCCAAGAGGATCCTGAAAACTCAGACTTCACTGCGGCTGGTATTCCTGTAATTGTTCGTTTAAACAACTCCTTCAATTCACCGAATGGTGCTATTGCAGGCGGTACTGTTTCAACGACTGGCGTATAAGGAGACTGAAATATGGCTATTTCTCGCGCACAATTAGCGAAAGAGTTGGAACCCGGTCTCAACGCTTTGTTTGGTATGGAGTACGATAGGTACGAAGGCCAGCATGCAGAGATCTTTACAACAGAATCTTCTGATCGAGCATTCGAAGAAGAAGTGATGTTGAGTGGTTTCGGTTCAGCACCTACCAAATCGGAAGGTTCCGCTGTAAACTTTGACGACGCTAACGAAGCATACACTGCTCGTTACAACCACGAGACAATTGCGCTTGCATTCTCAATCACTGAGGAAGCAATCGAAGACAATCTATATGATCGTCTTGGTTCGCGTTATACTCGTGCGTTGGCTCGTTCAATGGCACACACCAAGCAGGTTAAAGCTGCTGCAATTCTAAACAACGCTTTCACAGCAGGTGCTTCTGCTGGTGGTGATGGTAAAGCACTATGTGCAACAGATCACCCACTTACTTCAGGGGGTACGTTTGCTAACGAACCGTCTGTTGCTGCGGACTTGAATGAGACATCTCTCGAAGATGGCTTGATTAAGATTGCAGGTTTTGTTGATGAGCGTGGTCTCAGAGTTGCGCTACGAGGTATGAAACTACTTGTACCACGTCAGTTGCAGTTTGTTGCAGAACGTTTGATGGTATCTAACCTACGTGTTGGTACAGCAGACAACGATGTTAATGCTCTAAGATCCATGGGAATGTTACCAAACGGCTATGCCGTCAATGACTTCCTAACTGATCCAGATGCATTCTTCCTTCTTACAGATGCACCTCGTGGGTTCGTTCACTTTGAGCGTACGCCGATGTCCACTGGTATGGAAGCTGACTTCGATACAGGCAACATGAGATTCAAAGCTCGTGAGCGTTACAGCTTTGGGTTCTCAGACCCACGTTGTGTTTTCGGTTCACCTGGAGCATAACTTGTGATACAATGAGGTAGTCTTTTTGCAAAGATAACCTCCCTGATGACTGGGGCAACTTAGGTTGCCCCTTTCTTTTTATATTTCCTGTGGTATAGTATTGTTATCCCTGACAGTGACATGGGGTCACTGACTTAACCCAGACAGGAGATCGACATGGGTACAACAACTTTTTCAGGCCCGATTAAAGCGGGACCAATTAAACATACTACAGGTACAACACTAGGTACTGACATGGCTAATGTTGGTCAGGTTGTGATGTCTCAGACATTTGCAGCAGACTTATCTGGTGGTGCATTAGCTGCTCAAAACACTGATGTAATTATACCAGCAAATTCTCAAATTATTGATTGTGTTCTTGACGTTATAACAGCGGCAAGCGGAGCCACAAACATAAGTGTCGGAGACACTGTTGGTGGTGCAACATCTTTGGTTAACACATTTGCTATCGGAACTACGGCGGGACGCAAATATCCAACTACTCAATCTGGTGGTGCATTAGCTTGGGAAGATACGGGAACGGCGGACATTCGTTTAACAGTTACAAATTCTGCTGCAACATCTGCGGGTGAGATTAGAATTACTATTTTGTACGCTCAAAACAATAACCTCGGTTAGTAGGAGTTAACACATGGCTGCTTCTATATTTGCAAAGACAGCTACTGGCACTGGTACACTACAAGGCGGTAGGACTCGTCTAAAGGCTTTCTATGTGAAGACAGCCTCAAGTGGTTCTCCTCAAGTGGTGTTCAAAAACGGTAGCGGTGGAGCAACGCTGTTAGACATGGTGTTTAACACCTCGGATGACACACAAATAAGTATACCCGATCATGGCATAATTTTTGATGATGAGTGCCATGTAACCCTAACTAACATCACTTCGATAACTGGATTTTTCGGGTGAGTGTAAAGGAGATAAAACATGGCTGATGCAGCTACAGTAGTCATGAAGACTACGATACTACCGGACGAGATAGCCAAAACTATCGAAGCCACAACCACTGTTTCGCCAAAGGATGCGAACGACAAGTGGTACTACAAACTAACCAGTGTAAGTGCTGCAAGCACTGACTTAATGGCAGGTTATTATACTGATTATGCCGCTGTGGATGATGATACCGCCCCTGACGCAATAGCAACAGGTGATAAAGTTGAGTTCATCTACATTAAAAACACAGATGCAGCTAATGATATCTATGTTGTTTTTGATGGTGGTACTGTAGCAAACACTGCTACAGATGCGGTAAAAATTAGTCCCAATCAGTCTTTTTACGGTAGATTTCCAAATGCAACAGTCGCTGACGTACATGCAATTGGATACGATCCAAGTGCAGCCGCAGCGGCGACTGCAACTTGTATTGTTTGTGCATTACTGGATGACGTTGCATAGGGATTAGCTAAATGGCTAAGATCGACAAGTCCAAGATGAAATGCAACAAGCCGAAGCGTCAGGTTTCTGGTGGTAAAAAGTTTGTTGTAAAGGCTTGCGACAAGGGCAAAGAAAAGATTGTTCGTTTTGGTGA